GGGCGGGTAGGGCTCCATGCGGACGCCCGGATCCCAGCCGACGATGACGTCGGTGACGGCATGGTCGAGGGTCAGCGTGCCGCCGGCGTCGACCATCCAGACGCCGAGGTTCCAGCCGTTCTCCATGACCGAGACGCCGAGCCCGTTGTACATCGGGCCGGGCACCACGGTCGGGTCGCCGGGCGCCGACTGCACGCAGCGCCTGGCGCCGTCGAGCCACCAGTCCGTGCGGTCGAGCTCGAAGCGCTCGAGGTACTCGACGCCGTTGCGCAGCACCGAGAAGAACACCGTGCGGCCGAACGTGCACACCGCCTTGAACAGGCCGCCGCCGCCGGCGGTGAAGCGCGTCCACGCCGCCAGCTCCTCCGAGCGGATCGAGTGGAACACCGCAACGGTGCCGTCGCTGTTGACGAAAAAGGCGTACTGCTCGGGACGCGAGGTTGTCCCGAACAGTACGCTCAGCGCCCTAGGGGTGTTGATCAGCGGGCTCGCCACCACCGAGACCGGCGAGGCGACGTGGGCGTCCTGGTTGTAGTCGTAGATGAACTCGCGGACGTTCTTGCCGTTGGCCTGGGCAAACAGCGTGGCGCCGTCGAACAGCTGCGGCCTGACCGTCGGCGAGGCGCCGTAGCTGGTCTGGTTGACCACCCTGAGCGAGGCCGGGGTGATCGGCTCGCCCGGCCGCGTGTCGACCACCGACTCGGAGTTCTCGCAGAAGATCTGCAGGTTGCGGCCCGACACCAGGTGGACGATGCGGCTGGTGGCGTTGATCGTGCCCTGCACGCTCTCGTCGTCGAGCCCGTCGCGGACGTTGAAGTCGTAGTAGTCGCCGACGGCGGAGCCGGCGAGGAAGGTGGGCGAGCCCAGCGAGCCGCCCAGCCACAGCCGGTTCTCGTAGAGCGCGATGGCGCCCGGCCAGCCGCGGCGGGCGGACCACATCTGCTCGGTCCAGCGGGTGGTGTCGGAGGTCGATTCGGGGGCGACGCGGACATTGCCGCCGCCGCCGTCGCCGGTGCCGGTCGGCGTGCCGGCCGAGAACACGTAGTGGTCGGAGTCGCGCACGGTGACCGAGTGGCTGCCGTTGAGCTGCGCCGCGGTGACGCCGAACGCATCGACGGCGCCGGAGATGGTGATGGTGCCGGTGCCGCTGAGCCCGTGCGCGGCATGGGTGACGATGATGTTCGAGGTGCCCTGGCGGATGTAGAACGGCGCGATCCCCAGCCGCTCCTCGACGCGCTGCTTGACGGTCACCGTCGCGGTGGTCGAGCTCGCCACCGCGGTGATGATCATCTCGCAGTTCCAGATCCGCACGCGCTCGCCGATCCACGCCGAGGTGAAGATGCCGACGTTCGAGGTGAGGGTGCGGCCGGAACCGGTGTCGGGGTCGCTGACCTTGAGCGACACGCCCTGCGGGAAGTAGCGGGCCTGCGGCTGGTTGATGACGTTGACGCCGACGTCGGAGCCGAACTCCAGCACCTCGAGCACGAAGGAGTTGAGCGAGGTGCGCCTGAGCCGCCGCGGCTGCCAGTCGGGGTGGACGAGGATCATGACGTCGCCGCGCTGGACGAAGTTCATCTCCCACATGTTGATGTAGTTCCACGGGCAGCCGGGCACCGAATAGACGATGGTGCCCGACTGGTCGAAGAAGTGGGCGTAGCCGTGCTGGAAGGCGACGCCGTACTTTTCGTTGGCGTCGAACTCGAAGGCCTCGAGGCGGGTGATGTTGAGCACGCCGGAGCCTGGCAGCGCGCCGACGAGGAAGGTGCCGGGCCGCCGGTCGGCGCCGCCGGTCGAGCGGATCAGCACGTTGTCGAGCACCCTGGCGCCGGTGCCGAGCGCCTTGGAATCGACGCGCATGGCGAAGGCCTGGTCAATGACGCCCGAGCGGAAGTCGGTCTTCACCTGCCGGAGCGGGGCACGGTAGTTGCTCAAAAGCGGCGCGCCTCCATGATCGAGCCGCGGCCGCGCAGCGGCAGCTTGCGCGTGGTCTGCTGCCGCGAGTCGGCGTTCTTGGCGAGGCGGAAGTAGAGCTCGACCGACTTGGCGAGGTCGGCCTGCAGGTCGAGCTTGCCGGAGATGGCGAAGCTCAGCTTGTGCGCCAGCCCGTACTCGATCAGCTGCACGAAGTAGCCGGGCCAGTAGCTGATCGGCGGCTCATAGGTGTGGATGCACCACAGCTTCTCGGTGCCGGTGTAGTTGGTGCGGATCTCGTTCTCGAAGCGGTCGAACGGAAGCGACGGCTGGTGGATGTTGCCCGGCCCGGTGACCACCTTCTGGATCGCCTTGAAGCCGGACGGCGCGATGTAGGTCGACTGCCACTCGGTCGGTGGCGGCGATTCCGGCCGCCTGCTGAGCTCGGTGGTGCGGCTGGCGAAGCGCCAGGGATAGAGGCTCAGCCAGTGGTCGACGCAGGACTGGTAGAGCAGCGCGCAGGCCTGCTGCTCGGCCGAGTCGGGTGCGGTGAACGAGGCGACCGGGCTGGCCCCGATCATGATCAGCGCCGACGAGGCGATGTCGAACTTGGTCAGCGCCATGGGATCATCCTCGGTGCGGCGGTGGGGGGAGGGTGTGGCTAGCGGCCCCCCTCCCCCCGTAAAGCTGCATTGCTCCTAAGGCCGCAGCTTATGAGCCGGTGACCGTGGTCACCGTGGCGGCGCCGGTCGCCGAGCTGACGATCAGGTGGTCGAGCGCGGCGACGCCGCCGGCGCCGGAGCCGACCTGGATGACGTCGCCCTGGTGCAGGGCGTTGGTCACCGTGTTGAAGTAGCCGGACGCCTGGATCGTCGCGAGGGCGTCGGCCGACAGGTAGTGGTGGAGCTGCTTACCGCCACCGTGCATGGTGCGGAAGCCGGCAATTGCAAAGGCCATTTGAGTTCTCCTAAGTATCGAGCGGGTGACTATGGTCGACTACAGTCGACTATACTCACTCGACGAAGTGAACCTCGTAGACGCCGATCGGTTCGATCAGGCAGGCGCCCTGCGACATGAACGAGGTGGCGAGGTGGGCGACGCGCTGCGGCACGTAGTTGATCTCCGAGGTGATGTCCAAGCCGGAGGCATGGCCCACCGCGGTCTTGTGGTAGGCGAAGGTGGTGCGGTCACTGGCGCTGCCGGGCAGGCCGGAGAACTCGAACCACATGAACGACAGCCAGCGCTTGGCCGACATGCCGCCCTTGTAGGGCAGCTGGTCCTGGCCGATGAAGTCGGCCGAGGAAAAGGCGGTGATGCCGAGCAGGTCGAGCCAGCCGGCCGCCGAGACCACCCAGCTGCGGCCGCCGTCGTCGGGGATCGAGTTGTTGCCGAACCAGGCGAACACCGTGTCGATCTTGGCCTGCGTCAGGCCGGTGCCGCCGTGCGCGATGACGTTGGTGGTGGTGTCCATCGCGTTGACGATGAGCTCGTCGGACTTGCGGCCCAGCGCGTAGGCGCCGGCGTCGGCCGCCACCTTGCGCTCGTCCATGTTGATCTTGAGCTCGTCCAGCTTGTCGATGTAGTCGCCGGCGTACCAGTCCTCGAGCACGCACTCGATCGGGTCGTGCGCGACCTCCATCGTGGCGATCTCGGCGTGGCGCGCCTTGCGCACGGCCGAGCCGGTGCCGACCTTCTGGAAGGTGGTCGAGCTGCCCTTGACGTTGGACTTGGTGCGGACGGTGCTTCTCAGCTTGGAGCCCATCCGCTGATAGGCGACGAAGACGTCGCTCTCGTATTGCTTGACGAAAGCGTCGCTGACTTCCTGTGACATGGGAAAACCCTTCGGTTGGAGTGGGATCCGAAGGTTGTTCCGCCCTTGCAGTTGTTCCGGCGACCCTTGCGGTCATGCCGGGCCGCGGCGGGCCTGTCGTGACGCGACCATGCAAATTTGCATGGCCCGCGCTCAACGTGACTTTATGACGCCGTAGTAGCCGCGGTCGTAGCCGAGCCGCTGGAAGAAGCGCCTGGTCGCCTCGTCGGCGATGCCGCTGGAGATGCCCAGCGTGATGTCGGCGGCGCCGGCCTCGCCGAACGCCCACGCCTCGAGCTGCGCCACCATCGAGCGCGCCGCCAGCGGCGATCGCCACTCCGGCTCGATGTAGAAGCCGATGTCGGTCACCGTCCTGACCTTCGAGAAATAGTGCTCGTGCGCCATCGCCAGCAGGTAGCCGTGGATCTCGTCGGTCACCGAATCGGCGAGCGCCACGCAGAAGTAGGCCGGGTCGGCCAGCATCCTGTGGACGAGCTGGTCGACCTTGGCGAGGTCGAGCGGGTGGTCGCGGTAGGCGCTGGCGTTGTGGAAGTCGGCGGCCAGGCGCATCGCGCCGGGGATGTCCTTCAACAGCCCGTGGCGCACGATCGCCTTCGGCAAGTCATCCCGCCTTCTTGTCCGGGTAGAGCTTCTTGTAGCCCTCCTCGACCTTTTTCACCCACTCGGGATCGCGGCGGCCGGCGTCCCAGTAGCGCGGGTCGGACTGCATCGCCCTGAGCTGCTCGACGGTGAGCGCCTCGGGCGGCGGCGGCGCGCCGTCGCCGGTGCCGGTGCCGGCGAGGCCTGCCAGCCGCTCCAGCACCTTGATGCCGGCCGGGTCGGTGGCGATGCGGCCGAGCGCGTCGAGCTCCGATTCGTCCTTGGCGGTCTTCTTGGCCCAGGCGTCGACGGCGGCGATGCGGGTCTTGAACGATTCGCCGAGCTGCGCCTTGAGCACCTCGTCGCTGACCGGCTGCGGCTGCATCTTCTCGATGTAGGTCTCGACCGCCTTGGCGAACCTGGCCTGCGGCAGCCCGGCCTCGAACGCCTGCTCGCGCCACCAGCCGATCATCGGGTGCTCGGCGAGCTCCTTCTCGTCGACGTCCTTGATCTTCGGCAGCGTGTAGGAGGCGGCGTCCTTCGGCCTGTCCTTGGCGAGGCCGGCCTCGATCTCCTTCCTGAGATCCTCGGTCTTGGTGTTGAAGCGGGTCTCGAGCTCGCCGTAGCTGGTGACCAGCGCGCCGACGTCGGGGCGGCCCTCCTTCATGAACTTCTCGGGAAGGGTGATACCCGGAAACAGCTCGGTGAAGCGCTTGTTCTCGTCGGCGCTAGGCGGCAGCGGAGGGGTCGGAGGCGCCGGAGGCGCGGGCGGTGCGGGCGGGTCGACTGGTGGCACGAGATTCCTCCCTGTGGTGCGCTGCGATGCGCTGCGAGATCACCCCGAGGAGGAAGCGCTGCCCCTCGAGGTGGCGGATCTCGCCGTCGGTGGCGTGCGGGCCGCAGACGCGCTCGATGGATATGGACCGGAGATAGTCGAGCGCGGCCCTGCCTGCGGCCGACGCGAACACGGCGGCGAGTACGGCGTTGATGCGTTTCTGCTCGTCCGGCGAGCGGGTGACGCCGTCCGGCCCGGCTTCCCTGTTGTCACGCGGCATTGGCGGCGATCGGCATCTCGGCCGCGGCGCCCTGCGCGCCGCCCATGGCGCCCGCCGCCGGCTGGTTGGCGGTGAGCTGCTCGAGGCCGGGCACGCCCGCCTCGCCCTCCATGCCGGGGATCGCCTGGCCCATCTGGCTGACCTGCTGGGCGAAGCCCTTGATCTCCTGCGGCTTGCGGGTGAAGCGGCTGGGCACGCCGAGCTTCTCGCCGACATAGGGCGTGGCGTCCTCGCCCTTGATGAAGAGGTTGACCATCTGCGGGCCGAAGTTCTTCTGGACGAAGGTGATCAGCCGGTCGAGGTTCATGATGTCCTCCTGGTCCTGGGCGCGGGCCAGCGGCGACGTCGCCGTCACCTTGACCTCGCGGCCGTTGACCACCGGCAGCTTGATGGCGCCGAGATCCTTGAGGATGAACACGACGCGCTGCATCACCGGGAAGATGAACTCGCCCATGAGGCGGCCGAACGCGCTCCCGATCTGCCGGGAGAGGTCCGCCATGCGCTCGGCCACCTCGGTCGCCGACATCGGCGTCTTGTTGGGGTTGCCGAGCATGTCGTTGTAGAGCGCCCGCTTGATGTTGTTGCGCTGCTCGTCGAGCAGGATCCCGGCGATCTGGAAGGAGCCCGCCGGCGTCACCGGCTCGAGGCCGCGGGTGCCGGGGGTGCGCGGGATGATCGTCCCCGGGACGAGCTCGATGGTGTCGACGTTGACGGTGCCGTCGTCGTCCATGTTGTAGATGCCGGCGATCGCCAGCTGGGCGTTCTCGAGCACCATCTGCATGACCAGGTTGACGGTCTTGATCGCCGGCATGGCGTTCATCAGCGGGCCGCGGCCCCACACCGAGCCGGCCTCCTTGCCCCAGCGGAAGCAGATGATCGGGCAGGAGCCGACGCCCTCGTACTTCTCGCGCGCCACGATGCCGGCGTCCTGCTCGAGGCAGATCACCGAGCGGTAGTAGCACTCCTCGTTCGGATCCTCCCAGTCGCGCATCACCGCGTCGATGAACGGCCATTCGGCGCCCGACTTGCGGAAGTCGGTCATGGCGCCCTCGGGCATGGTGTGCTTGGGCCACTTGACCTCGAACTGCTCGGCCGAGTAGCGGCGGTTGCGGAAGAACTGGTCGAGCTTGTCGAACGGCCCGTTGTTCACATAGAGCTCGTTGATCGGGATGGCGTTGAACCGCAGCGGCTCCAGCGCCGTGCCCTTTTCCAGCTCGATCGCGCCCAGCGTCACCGCCAGGTCGAGGAAGGCCTCCGCCGATTCCTGCGGAAAGTTCGACGCATTGATGACGTCGAAGCAGAACTCGGTCACCGCCTCGAGGTCGCGATTGACGGTGTCGGCGTCGACCGCGTCGATGTCGAGGCCTGCGGCAAGCTTCGCCCAGCGGGTGAAGTTGGGCACGATCCCGGCCTGCAGCCGCGAGGCGAACTCCTGGGTGGCGACGATGGCGGTCTCGTCGAAGACGTCGTCGATCTCGGAGTCGGAGTTGGAGGAGAAGAAGGCGCCGCGGCCGGGCATGGCGTAGCGCATGGCCTGGTCGAAGCGCGATTCGCGCGGCGTGCGCAGCGCCTTCGCCCTGTCGTAGGCCTTCTTCACGGTCTCGAGCGAGGGGTGACCCATGTCATGCAAAGTCCGGTAATCGTTAAGCCGTGTAGTTCTGGCCGAAGCCGGAGCCGCTGTTGCCGGGGGAGAGCAGCGAGCGCGTGCCGGGCAGACGCAACGAGCGGCGGGTGCCGACCAGCTCCTTGTCCTTGGCCTCCCTGAGCCGGGCGAGCTCCTCCGCCTTCTGCTCCTTCTGCTGCGCGGCGATCGCCGGGTCCTGTTTGGGGGCTTTGGGCAGGCACATGGTCAGAAGCTCCATGCTCCGAGGAGGAAGCCGAGGAGGAAGATCATCGCCGTGACGAAGCAGGCGATGACGATCAGGCTGGTTTCCATGTCGGGCACGCTCACCATCCCTTCAACGTGACTTTGCGCGGGCGCGCCGCGCGGGCATGGGCGAAAACGTCGAAGCGGGTCGCCACCTTGGCCGCCTTGCCGAAGCCGCTGCCGCGCATCAGCGCGCGGCCCTCGCCCCCGCCCAGCATCATGTACTGGCCGGCGTCGTGGACGTGGCTGAAGCGGTTCTTGTCGGGGCTCTGGTCGTAGCGCTCGGCGCCGGCGACCTGCAGGCGGCGGTAGTGGTAGCCGCCCTCGCAGCCCGCGATGAAGGTCTTGCAGCGCGGGTCGACCAGCAGGCCCGGCTTCTTCTCGACCAGGCGCTCCATCGGCGCGGTGACCGCCTCGATCCTGAGCGCCGGGTCGTTGGTCTCGGTCGGCCGGATGTTGACGCCCATGCGGCGCAGCACCCTGAACGGCGTGTCCTCGTCGGTGCCGACGCGACTGTCGCCGGTCGGGTCGCCCCACACGCTGAACTGTCCGCCGAACTCGGCCATCTGCTCGGTCAGCAGGCGGCCGAAACGGGTGATGCCCATGTCGAAGGCGACGAGCTCGCGCAGGATGAGCCAGCGGCCGCGGACCTTCTGGCCGAACACCGCCGCCGGCGACAGCCCGAAGTCGATGCCGACATAGACGTCGTGGCCGGGGACGTGGGCGAGCTGGGTGCCGCTGACGTGCAGCGCCCGGTCGAAGCCGGGATAGACCGGCTTGCCGTCGACCAGGGTGCCGTACTTGTTGCAGACGTAGACGTCGATCCACGCCGCGGTCTTTCCGGCGATCATGCGGAGATAGTAGCCGTCGTCGATGCCGGCCTGGTTCTCGCGCTTCGGGTTCATCACGTAGGTGCGGCCCTTCTTGAGCATGGCGCCGGGCTGCTCGAGGAACAGCCAGTCGGCCGGCCGCACCAGCTCGGCGAGCTCCTCCTCGGTGATGAAGTCCGGCGGCACCACCTCGCCCGACATGATGCCCCACCAGTGGTCCTCGTCCGGCGCGTTGGTGTCCATGAACACGCCCGACCAGGTGGCGCCGCCGTCGCGCTTCGAGGGATATCTTCCTACGCGCATGGTGATGGCGTCGATCACCGACTTGGGGATCTCGCGCGCCTCGTTGACGAAGGCGCCGGTGAGCTCGAGCGACAAGAGCTT